ATCGCCTCCCTGCTCGGGGTCTCTACGAGCCTCGGCGCGGCGTGGGCGACCGTAACGGGGGTGGTCACAACTGCGTCGGGCGCGGTCACTGCGCTCGGTGCCTACCTCTCCGGCGGGTTCACGACCGCGATACAGGGGGCTGTGAGCGCCGGGGGCAAGTTCCTCTCGTGGCTCGCGGCCGGCTCGGCCGGAGCCCTCGCCGTCGCCGGAGCTATCGGGGCCGTCGTCGGTGTGGCCGGGGTGTTCATCCTCGAAATCACGGGGGCACTCGACGCGGCACGCCGGTTCGGCAACTACATCGGCTCCGGACTCTCCCCTGCGCTCCGGGACCTGTTCATCAACTTCGTCGGCTTCGTGGCCGGCCCGCTCGCCGTCGCCGGCTCTGCTATCTCCGGCTTCGTCTCGGGCTACCTCGACGGTGGCCTCTCCGAGGGTATCGACCGGGCCGTCAGCAACGCCCAGCAGACGCTCGGCATCTTCGAGGGCGCGTGGAACCGGACGCTCGCCCGTGTCTCACAGGCCGCACAGTCCTTCTCACAGGACATCGGGCAGGCAGTCGGGGGAAGCATCCGGCGCGGCTGGAACGCCGTCATCCCGTCGTCTGTGACCATCCCGAGCGTCTCTGTCGCCGGGCAGACCTTCGGCGGGCAGTCGGTGAACCTCCCGCAACTCAACACGGGCGGGCTTATCGAGCGGGCCGGCGCGGCGTTCCTCCACGAGGGGGAGGCAGTCGTCCCGGCAGACGTGACGCGCAACGTCCAGCAGACGGTCTCCGGCTCCGGGGGAGACAGCGGCCTGACTATCGAGTCGGTCTCCGTCGAGGTCGGGGACCAGACGCTCGACCTGTCGACGCTGACGCGCTCGGAGCTAGACGACCTCGCGTCCCGTATCGCAGACGAGTTCGGGACGGAAATCGAGAGCATCATCTCGTAACATGACCGATACCGACCTGCAACTCGTCAAGAACGACGGGACCGAGACCTTCACGCTCAAGGCGACGAGCGTGAAGTCAACCGTGTCGATGGGCGTCATCACGAAGTCGCTCCTCGGGGCGTTCGCCTCCCTCTCCGGGACGAACCCCGTTCTCGCCAAAGAGACGTACGAACTGACCTGCGTCGTCCGGGACACAGACGCGGGAGACTACCCGAACAGCGGGACCTACGCCGACGATGACCTCGGGCTGACGGAGGAACTGAAGCGAGCGGCGAAGCAGTGGCAACCGACGTTCGCGGACGGCCTGAACGTGATGGAGTACGACACCGGGGCGAACCTCCGCGGGCCGGTCGACGGCCTGCTGACGGAGGTGGCCGTACAGGAGAACCGGGACCAGAACGCTCCGCGGGACTACGAGGTGACGCTCGAATGGACGCACTTCGACGTGTACGTGGGGTGACGAGGCGTGTCTAACTGGGCCGTCACGGTCGGTGGCCGGGACATCGAGGCAGTCCACGAGGTCGAGCCGAACCAGACGGACGACGGCAAGCTCGGGACCGTCCTCGTCGCCGCCGGCAACACACCACAGAACCGGCAGGTCGCCTCCGGGGAGGATGCCGTCGTCCAGCGGAACGGGGAGACACTGTTCGAGGGGAAGGTCACGAAGGCTCCGACTGCGGGGAGCCTCCAGAAGCAACTGGAGTTTCAGTTCTCCGACGACCGTGTGGTCCTGCGGTACGTCGAGATACACCGGCCCTTCTACCAGATGGACACGGGGGAGATAATCCGCGAAGCAGTCGAGGAGCAGGCCGAGGCACGCTCCCCGCGGCGGGTTCACGAGGGGAGTGACACGGCCGACTGGGAGACGGACATCCCCGTGTTCGACCTGCTCGGGAGCGACGACAAGCGACTCCACGAGTACGGCTCGGACTGCCTGTTCGCCGGCTGGCCGGCCGGCTCGTCCGGGACGTACAGCCTCACGTACAGCGGCGTCCCGTCCGGAGCCATCCCCGGCGACGGGCAGATTCTCCGGTTCAACACCCGGATGCTCGTCAACAACCTCGGGGACCAGATAGAAGCCGAGGTCGACCTGCGGGACAACGCCGGCAACAACTACATCTGGTCGCCGGACCGGCTCGACACGACGTTCTCCGAGTACACGTTCAACGCCGAGGATGCCGTCCCGGAGGCAGACATCGGCTCCCGGACGACGACGGACGGGACGCTTCAGTACCGATTCCGGCTGAAGGGTGCGCTCCCGGAGCCGCGTGCCGTCGCTATCGACCACGCGGAGACACTCCCGTTCGTCCTCACGAGCCGGGACAACGACATCACGACCAACAACGTCGCTACGACCGGCCGAACGATAACCCGCCGGTTCGATGAGAACGTCATGCAGATGCTCAAGACACTCGGTGCGGAGGACGGCTTCGACTCGTGGATAGACGAGTCGGACGACCTGCACTACGAGCCGGGCGGCTCCCGGACGGCCGCATACGCTATCACGGACAGCACGCCCGTCACCGACTACTCCTACGACCGGGACTACAACCGTATCAGGAACAAGGTCACGGTACAGGGAGCGGGCGACATACAGGTCACAGCGGTCGATAAGGCGAGTATCGACTTCTACGGGCTCTCGGAGCGGGAGACACAAATCGTTGACCGGGAGATACAGACGGAGGCCGAGGCAGACACCCGCGCCCGGCAGTACCTCGACGACAACGCATGGCACGACACGGCCGTCACGTTCGAGGTCGCAGACAGCCGGTACGCGAACGTCTCTGTCGGGGAGGCGATGCGGGTGCAGTGGTCGCCGGAGAACACCGACACCATCCTGCTCGTGACCGAGGTCAGCGTCAACAGCCGGGGCTACGTCACGCTGTCCTTCTCGAACTTCTCGGGAGGGACTGACTGATGTCGCTCACGACCGAGGAGAAGCTCGTATGGCTCGGTGTGAAGCAGAACACGGCGAAGGCGTCCGTCGTCTCGGGGGACATCCAGCGCCTCCGGGAGACCATCGGGGACTGGTCTGCCTTCCAGTCCGCGGTCGATGCTGACGGGAGCTACACGGACTTCGAGACGACGCTCACCGACGCGGGCTGGACGGCCGACGAGGCCCAGCGGCTCATCACGAAGATACAGTCGGCATACGAGGACACCGACTCGTCCGGGACGACGTGGGACGAGTTCGCGGCCGACGTGGCCGACCGTACCTCCTACGAGGACTGGTCGACGGTGTTCGGGTCGACCACGGGACTCATCGGTGACACGCTCACCGAGAACGGGGAGCCTATCGCGGGCGTCCGTATCCACGAGGAGGCAGGCGTCTCCTACGACGGCGTGTCCGTCCCGGCCGGGACGACGGAGGTGTTCGGTCAGCGGGTCGAGTTCAGCCAGCAGGGCGGGGCTCGCGCGGCACCGGCCGTCGTGACCTACTCGAACCTCCGGACCGACTCGGACGACAACACGGCGACGGTCGGGAACCCGGTCGACATCACGGCCGACGTGACGAACCCCAACAACTTCCCGGTCACAGTCACGGTGCCGCTCACAGGAGACGGGGAGGTCGTCCGGGACCAGCGCGTCAGCATCAACGCGAACGGGACGGAGACCGTGACCTTCCGCGTCACCCGCTCGGAGTACGTCTGTGTCGATTACGCTATCGGGGAGACCGACCCGGTTCTCGTCTGCTGGCGACCGGGCGGGCTCGGGAGCCTCTAGACCATGCCACGAATCCAAGACCAAGTTGCCGACAACAGACGCGACGTACAGCGACTCAACAGTCGGTTCATCTTCGTCCCGGAGCGGCAGGAGCAGAACCTTTCGTTCGGGCAAAACCTCATCGAGACAGCGGTATCCATCAACGTGTATACCCGGCCGCTGAACGGCGGGTTGACCTCGGGCCACCCCGAGCCGGAGTACGGGAGCGGCCGGGGCGTCGCGGGCGACCTCCGGGGCGACTGGACCCTTCAGGAGGACGTGGCCGCGAGCGCGGAGTGGACCCGAGGCGGCCGGAATGCTGTGAGAGACGCCCTCGCTGGTGAGACGGGCTCCGCGGAGACCACCGCGGTCGGCACAGGGACCGGGGCGGCCGCCCCGTCAGACACGAGCCTACAGGCAGAGACAGCGACGAGTCCCGCATCCGGCATCCGGGACGGGGAGGCGTACAACGCCGTCCGTACACGCTCGTCGTTCCGGTTCACAGCGGCCGGCGACGGCGGGGAACCGCTCCGGGAGTACGGCCTGTTCGACGCGACGGGCCGCCTGCTCGCGCGAGTGACGACCGACCCGCTCCCGGTCTCGCGGGACGCGGAGGTGCGCGTGGACCTGACCCTGACGGTCACGGGGAGCGGCAACGGGACGAGCGTCATCACTGACGCGGGGGAGACGGCCGTCGCGGACAGCCTCCGGTCGGACGCGGAGGTCGTCGGCCTCGATGAGATTGCGTGGGGAACCGGGACGGCCGCGCCGGACGCGGGCGACACGGCCCTCGCGTCAGAGGTGTTCCGGGCGACGGCACAGCGTATCACCGATTTCGAGGTGCTGACGGTCTCCGCGCCGCAGTTCGAGAGCCAGCCGTCCGGTCAGCCGTACTCCTACACGGAGGTCGGGGTGTTCGACAACGAGGGCCGGCTCGTGTGGCGCACGACACTCGACGGCTTCACGAAGAACGAGGACATCCGGTTCACGACCGCTGTGGGCTTCAAACTCGTCTAGCCCGATTCTACGACCCTGTTCTCCCCGGTCGAACCCCGGGGGTCGCGCGGAGACGAGCCGCTCCGTCCCGGCGTCCCTCCGGCCCCGTCCACCGCGGGCGGCTCATATCCCGCGGTGCCCGTAGCTCCGGGTCGTCTGCCACGCGACGGCGAGCCCGACGAGCAGGAGTGCCGCGGCGTAGCAGGCGAGCGCGGCGTAGAGGCTCGCGGCCACGTTCACGCCGGGGCCGGCGAGTAGGAGCGGAGCCGCGCCCATCGCCGCGAGTGCAGTGGCGATAACGAGGACGCCGACCGTCCCGCGGATGTTCATGGTCGCCCCTCCACAGCGGGGAGCGTCGTCCGGTCCCGGAAGCAGGGCCAGCACGGGAGGTCGTCCTCGTCTGCGGGCCACGCGCCGGGGCACCAGTCGCCGTCACAGTCCGGGGAGTGTCCGGTCCGTCGCGTCCGGGAGACGCGGAGCCGCCGGCTCACAGCCGTCGCGGAGCTACTCACGGCGCACCACCGTCACGTCGAAGGCGAAGGTGCGTTCGGCCGTGAACGTGATACGCCCATGCTCCCGGAGGGAGCGGTACTGCGCGGCCGTGAGCTTCAGGTCGACGCCCGTCACGTCTCCGCGGTCGGTCTCGATGTCGAGAGCCGCCTGTGACGCCCCGCGGGAGACGGAGACGGTCACACCGTCGACCGTAAATTCGCTCCGGGGGCGTTTGGAGAGGCTCCGCCACTCGTACTTGCCGAGGACGACCGCAACCGCGTCGGGGTCCTGCCCGGCTCCGGAGTGGTCCCGCTCCCACTCGATGTCGATACTCGTCTCGTCCGGGAGGTCGTCGGGCGAGTGCGCGGGCATACTGCTCATTGCCCTCCCTCCGTCTCTCGGGTCTGGTCTCGTCTGTCTGCCGTGTGTGCTATCATGGTCGGTCTGCCCGGCCGGTCCGGGCTACGCCCTGCCGCGGAGTCGAACCGCGGAGCCGCCGTGTCAGGGTGCCGCTCGCCGCTGTCTGCCTAGGCCACGAGCCACACGTCCTCGTCCGCGTCCCCGAGTGCGGTCTCGGGGAACACGATGCCGTTGCCCGGCCGCTCCGCACGGACGACGGAGCCCTCGCGGTCACACGGCGTGACCTTCACGACCTCGTACTGCTCGCCGCAGTAGGAGACGACGCACCCGACCTCCGGCGTCGGGTAGCTCCCGGCCGGCTCGGGCTCACTCATCGTCGCTCCCTCCCGGAGCGCAGTCCTCGCAGAACGTGTCGTCCGTCTCCGCGGAGCAGTTGAGACAACTGCTGAAAGCGTCGCGCATTAGTCGTCGCCCCCGATAACGCCCTCGTCCATGAGTTGTGCCTGAAGCCGGAGTGCGGCCGGGAGCAGTCCCTCGTAGTGCTGTTCTGCGGACTTGCCCTGCGCGGACATCACACCGCGGACGTAGACCTCGTGGAGCGTACTCCGGAGGTGGTACGCCTCGAAGTCCTCACCCTCTGCGTATTCTGCGGCCAGTTCCCGTGCGCGGTCTGCGTCTGTGAAGTATGCCTGCATTGTAGTTCACCTGTTACACTCAGTTAGAGGCAGGCATACCTAATAAAGGTTTGCTTCGGGCAAATTACCGGGTAGGCAGGCGTCTTGAGACTACTCCGACCACAATCCGCTGTTGGGAGACTGCGGCAGGTATCGTCCGGAGCGGTCGATACGACCGGATATATCGTATTTCGCCATCCTCCGTAGTCGGGAGACGGCCGCTCCGACCGGTCCACACCGCCCGCACTTCGCCCGCGGGAGCAGGATACGCGCGAGGGGCAGTTACAAGTCTGTTCGCGGACACTACCCAGCCATGCCAACGGCTGATGCCTTCGACTGGCCGCAGGGGGAGCCGCTGTTCGAGGTGCAGTGGCGGTCCGTCACCGAAGCCCTCGCGGGCAACGGTGTCGCCTCTCCCGGCGACCTCACCGTCTCCGCGACGGGGAACACCCGCGAGATACAGGTCGGAACCGGGACGTATACCGGCGTCAACAGCGAGACGACCCTCTCGTCTGCACAGACCTTCACCCTCTCCGCGGGCGACTCGGACCACGACCGCTGGGACACCGTGTGGTTCGACACTGACTCCGGCTCCCCCGGTGTGACCGAGGGGACGCCCGAGCCGAACCCGGAGCCACCGGACGTGACCGGCACGCAGGAGCCGCTCGCCTTCGTCTCCGTCCCGGCCGAGGCGACGGACATCCCGGACGAGGACGTGCTGAACTGGCGAGCCCAGCCGGGCGGGGGGTTCGACCCGGCACTGGAGGAACCGCTGACGTACGACCCTGCCTTTGATGGGCCGGCAGTGGACGTGTCCGACCGCTCCTCGCCCCAGCTAACTACGGTGGTGAAGTCGAACAGTGACGTGCCTTCCGAGAAGGGCGTGCGGAACGGCGTCAGCATCGACATCGGGAACTCCGAGGGGCTGTCGGTGTTCTATACTACCACGGGGTACTCGTTCTTCGGCGGGCCGGACGGCTGGTGGTCGGACTCGTACATGGAACACCACCTCGTGGATAACATCGTCTGCGAGTGGTACGCCCACCGGACGGGCGACTCGGTAAACGAGTCTGCGTACGAACACTACGTCGGGCAGATAAACTGGGACTACGATG